TTTGTGGATTGCCGATCCGTTGATGCCGGTTTGATTCCTGCTCTCGCCTCCAGATACCTGCCCGGGTGGTGAAATTGGTAGACACAACGGACTTAAAATCCGTCGCTGCTAACGCGGCGTACCGGTTCAATTCCGGTCCCGGGCACCAATAGAATAAAGGCTTCCAGCGTTTCTGTCTGTTTCGGAAATCTGGCATTTCCAGTCCGCAATTCTTGTTCCAGTCCGCAATTCCAGTTTTTACCCCAGCTAAAACGCCCGCGCCGTCAGCGTTATTTCGTCGGCTTGACGCGCTCGCCCAGGCGTTTACGGACGTAGTGCTGGGTCATGGTGATGTTCTTGTGTCCGAGCAGCTTCTGGGCGGATTCCATGCCTTCTGCGTCGGCCTTGTCGGTGCCGGCCTTGGCGCGCAGATCGCGGAACTGGAAGGCGCGGATAGCGTCGGCTAGATCGGGGTGTTCCTTCGCGGCCTGTTTCCGTGCCTTGTCGAAGCGGGCGCGATAGCCGTTGTAGGTGAGCGGGCGGCCGGTTTCGGTGCAGAGCAGGGCGAGGGTGTGTATCTTGTAGCCTTCCTTGCGGGCTTTGATGCTCTTGATCAGGTCGTCCAGCTTGCCGGTGATCTCGATGCGCAGCTTTTCGGTGGTCTTGCCTTGCAGAACGTGCAGCTCGCCGTTCCTGATATCCAGCTCGCTCATTTCGCGCACGTCTTCCGGGCGCTGGTCGGTGAGGTAGGCGAGATCCAGCGCGTCGCGTAGCGGGACGCATGCGGCATTCCAGACGGCCTCGAACACGTTGTCCTCGATGTAGATATTGCGGCCGGGCTCGGTGAATCCCTTGATGCCGGCGCATGGGTTGGGTTTGTCGGTGATGCCCCATTCCCGCGCCTTGTTCCACATATGGGAGAACAGCGCCTTTTCGCGGTTGGCTCGCACCTGGCCTTCTTTCCCGGTGGTCTGAACGATGGGCTTGTGTTTGCTGGCGCGCACGGCGTTTTCTTCCGCGACGCGCTTTCTGGACTCGCTCACGCGCCAGTCCATGTACTGACGGACGTGGATGGGTTGGATGGAATCGATCGGGGCGGGCGGGTTGCCGAAGAACTTGAGCAGCCAGCCCAGCTCGACCAGGTTGTCGTCCATGGTGCGCGCCGCCTTGAGCGGCATCACCTCGCGGGTATAGCGGTCGGCGAGGTCTTTCACTGTCAGCAGGTTGCCCACGCTGGGCTGATCGCCTTCGAGCGCGGCCCACTTGCGCACGGCGGTGGTGTAGTCGCTGCCCAGCGGGATCTCGCGGCGCGGTTTACCGCCGGCGTCGTAGTAGTAATAGGTGCCGCCCGGCTTTTTACGCGCGCGCATCCGGGGTGGAAGATTGAGATTGACGGAAGGTTTTCGTCCCATAGTGCCGGCCATGATGCCTCCTTATCTGCTGTCCTGCAATACGGTTGGCGTCCAGGTGGCTTTGAGCGCGGCTGCCTGGCCGTGCTGTCCCTCAACCGCCGAGCGCGTCACCACGGGCCTGCCGCAGCCATTGACGCGGAAGGCGATGCCCATGGTGCGCAGCTGGGCGATCTGCCGCGCCTTGATGGCGTAGCCAGTCAGTTCGCGCAGTTCGTCGGCTGTGAGGAAGAGAAGTTGGGTCACGGCAGCACCTTGAATTCGATTACCCACACCCACGGGTTGACGTCCCAGGAGCCGGGGCCGTTGATGGATTCCCATATGTGCCGATAGTGCTCTAGCGGTGTGGCTGCGTAGTTGTAGCCGGGTATCGAGCCGTGGCCGCCCGCCGCGCCTTCGGCTATGGCGTCCTCATCGCTGATGTTCTGCAACCGCTCGACGCGGACGCCGGTGATCTCCAGTAGGATGCGCGAGTGTTCGCGCTTGCAGAAAATCGACGGCTTCCATCCGCCGTACATGCCGCCCAGCCCGGCAGCCTCGAATTCTGAATAGTCGGCACGGTAGATCGTGCCGCTGGCTTTTGGCAGATGTGTCTCGCGCACCCAAAGCCTGCCGGGCGCCTCATCATATCCATCGCACAACGAGTAAGGGCACCATTGTTTCGCTATGTTTGGATCTGAAAGCCCGATATGATTATGCACGTTCGGACCGGAATCAAAACAATAATTTCCGCGCTCATCAAACCTGGCATTGGTGTACGGGAGATAGGGTGAAAATACTTTTTCGGGCTTCACGATTCGCCTTGTTTGGGTTTTACTGCCATCCAAAATCGCGCGCACCATCGGCGCGTTGAAAAGGATCGGGCGTTCTTTGCTCATAGTGTCTCTCCCATGCTGACGCGCCGGTGCACTTCATGCAGTGCGGCGGTGATCTTGTCTCGGGTGGTGCGGCTGATCTGTTCGTCGTGGATGTTGAGCGCGGCTTGCAGGGTGCGGATGCCATCGCCGTCGAGTGCCCACTTGCCGGTGCGGCTGGCGCGTTCCTGGGCGCGCAGCAGGGCTTCCTGGGCGAGCTTGATGGTCTGGGTGGCAGGGGCGCAGACGCCGTACTCGGAGAGCAGCAGGGAGGTATTCAGCGCGCAGGCCAGTGTGCTCCAGGTTTGCTCGGTGCCGTGGCCGGTGAGCAGGGCTTGCAGGCTGGCGTGGTAGGCGATGCCGATGTCGATCTGCTGGTCGTTGCGCAGCGGCAAGCGCCGGGTGATGCAGGCCATCGGATCGATGTGCCGGTGCGGCTTGTTGCGGCGTGGTTTCTGGTGGCGGCTCATGTTGGCATCTTTCCGCACTCGACACAGTGCCCGTCCAAATTAGTGATTCGGCAGGCGCAGGTATTGAACATATCCTCCGTGCGCTTCAATACGATCAATGTACAGTTGTCGCCGTCGGCCAGGTGTCCGTTCTCATCCAGCGTCTGCTGGATAGCCGCCCGCAGCATCTGTATCTCTCGCTCCAATTTGCGGGCGAAGTCTGCGAATCGCTGCGTATCTCTGACGATCTGCTCGAAGGTTGCGAACTTCACCACCCCCAATTCAGTTAAAAGCGCGTTCGTTCTTGGCGTGTCCGTCGGTTTCATCTTCATCTGCACGGTGCTGCTCTCCTTTCTTCCTGTGCCCGTTGGGCCACACCCGAAGCCGCCGCGCGGCTTCGGCAATCAAATACTAAGCCGCGGCAGCGGCTTTCCTTTTTGTCTTTTCCGGCGTCACCTTCGTGTAATTTGGCTCAGGGAACGGCCATACAGCTTCGGTTTTTTCGGGCGCGCTCGACTCTGGCGCTTGCGCAGCTTGGGTAGGGGTAGGAACCTTTTTCGCTTCCGTTTTTTTGACCGCAGATGAGGCCGCTTTTTTCGCGGCTTTGGCTTCCGTGTCTACCTCTTTCTCGATCGCTTTTGCATCGATGCCGACTTCCTGGGCGATGCTGGTCATCATCTGCGGCGCGCTCTGATAGTTGTAGTGCCCGGCCTTGATCTCGTCGAGCATCATCAGGTCAACCATCATCAGGAAGTGTTGCTGTGTGGTTAGGTTCGGAATGTGCTGCTGGAATGCGCCGATCAGATCGTCCTGATCTTCGATGGTGGTGCCGGGCATATAGAGTTTGGCAAGGTGCTCGCATTCGTCATAACCGGCTTGCTCGAAAGCGCGCTCGGCCAGGATGCGATACAGTCCCGGTGCGACGAATGCCTTGGGCCCGCTGATATCCACTTCAATCTGCTGGTGCAGGGTATCGAACAGCCGGCGGCGGAAGGTGTTCGCCTGTTCGATCTTGTCCTTTTGGTCTGCCTGCGCTTTGACTGATGGGGCGCTGCTGGAAGTGTGCGCCGGTTTGACCTCTATGCCCATATCGCGCAGCGCCTTGATGGCGCTGCTCAACCAGATCGTTGGGATCAGCTCATTTCTGTGAGTGTCCTCGATCAGGGTCTTCTGCACGGCAGGCTTGCCGGTATCTTTCGCAGGCGCGAAGGCTTTCTTGCCGAGCACCTCTTCCCAGGTGCGGTGTTCAGGATCATGCGGGCAGATACTATCCAGCCTGGCGTAGCCGCTGTCGGGTGATGGGGATGGGTGCGAACCCCAATGCGGGTTCGGCATGAGCTTCTTCGCAGCCTTGCCGGTGATGACGGCGCAACCTTTTGCCTCAGCCTCTTTTTGGATGGCGAGAATGTGTGCCGTCTTCTTCATGGCGAAGCAGACGGTGTCCGTGCAGACGTCTTTGCTCTTCACATCATCAAAGAGTTCGGGTTGGTTGCCGGTGCGTTTGGTGCAATCGGTACAGGCACCCGCCTTTTCGCTCAGCTTGGCATCCTTGATTTGAAACGGTGCTTGGGCGAGGTCGGTCATGTATTCGCGCTGGATATGGTCGCGCGCGGTGCGGTAGGACATCAGGGTATCGCCCTCGCGATGGCTGCTGGTGCCGTACACGGCTTTTGCGGTGATATCCTTGACGGCCTGTGTTTGCAGCTTGGCGACCGGGATGCGGGCGATCAGCAGGGCGGTGGAGGCGTCCAGTTCATCATCGTAGAACGCCTGGCGCGCTTCCGGTACCAGCGCCAGCAGCTTGAGTCGCCCGTAGACATAGGCCTTGCTCTTGCCGACTTCCACGCCGATGCTCTCGGCGGTATAGGGTTTGCCGGTTTCATCCTGTTCCTTCATCAGCCGTTCATAGCCCTCGGCCTCTTCGATCGGATGCAGGTCATCCCGCTGCAGGTTCTCGATCACCTGGGCATGCAGCACCTGCTGATCGGTTAGGTTACGCACGAAGCAGGGCATGTCGGTGAGGCCTGCGAGTTTGGCGGCACGGAAGCGCCGTTCGCCGGCGACGATCTCGAAGCGTTGAATCTCATCTGCAGGTTGTGCTGGTTTCTCGATCTTTGGGGAAGGGAACGGCCATGAGGTAACCGGCTTGGCCGTGGGTGGCACAGCCTTACGCACCAGGATCGGCTGCAGCACGCCCTGCATCTTGATCGACTCGGCCAGGTCTTTGAGCTTGGCTTCGTCGAAACGTTTGCGCGGCTGTGTCGGCGATGGGAAGAGGCGCTCGATGGCAATGGGGAAGTATTCGTCGGGGGTCGTGGAATTGAATGGGTCGGTCGCTGTGTTCATGGGTGGTCTCCTTTGTGGGTATGTCGATACGTCTTTATTCCGCGCTTTCGAACCGCGCCGCCAATGCCTGCGTCTGGATATCATTCAGCGCCCTTGCTGCTTTGATGAGCGCTTTGCGCATCGCCAGTGCTTCATCGAACGGCGCGGTGACTTCGTGGCCTTCGCTGCGCATCTGGTTGAGCAGCGCCATCAGCGGCGATACGTACGTGCTGCTGGTGAGCACGGCGACATTCAGCAGGGTTTGTCCGGTCTTTGGCGAAACGAAATACGGCTGGTTGAGCATGTTGCGCGGATAGTGGTAGCTGCCTGCTGGCAGCGCCTTTGGTGGTGGAGGCAGGGCCTTGGGTGCTGCCTTGGCGGCGGCCTTCTCCAGCGCGCGGCGTTCCAGTTCGTTGAAGGCTTCGATGTACTTCTCTTTCCACTGCGCGGCTTCCTTGCCGGTGAAGCCGCTGGCGAGAAAGGCGAAGCCGTCGCGGGTGATGGTGAACATTGGCAGTTTTCGCCCGGTGTTGTCGGCGTATTCACTCAGCCCAAAATTGCGCTCAGTGAATTCCGGCGAACATTGCAGGTTGGTGATGGCGCGCAGAACATGCGTGTGGCGTTTGCCGAACACGTCGGCGATCTTGAGGCTGGTGGTGGTGACTTTGCCGTGAACGAGTTTCACGGACGGTTTGCGGGTGGTGATGTTGGACATGGCGAGACTCCTATAACGGTTTGGTAAACCGCTCTCGCTCACGTTCAAATGAAGGAGGGCGGCACAGTGCGGGTTGAACGACCGGGTATAGGAACCGGCGAGCCTTGCGGCTCCCCACACAGGCCGCCCAATTGGGCTGCTGTGTTTACGGACGTGAAAAAAGCCGCTGTTGCTGGCGGCTCGTCCGCCTATAACCCGAGCGTTCAAACTCGACTGGCTATGTGAGCCAGTGCGCGCATGGTATGCCCGGAGGTTGGCGGATGTCAAGCTGACCTCCACGTAGTTCCCTGGAGTACGGCTTTGATTGTGCTTTGGCTGACGGAAAACTCACGCGCCAGCGCATATGTGCTGTTTGCTCTGCAATATGGTTTGTAGCGCCGTCGAATTTCTGCGGCGGCCTCTTCAGTCAAAGTGGCTTTGTGATGTTGACTGCCTTTTGTTCGCTTGCAGCGTGCCTTGCTATCCATGTCTCTAGTGTTGTCACTGTGGGTGCCAATCGATAGATGCTCAGGATTGACGCAAAGTCGATTGTCGCAAGCGTGCATGATGACCATACCAGCCGGTATTTCTCCTTTGTGCACAGTGAAACTTACGCGATGCACAGTGCATGACTTGCCATTAAATCTAATCAGACCATATCCGCAATTATTGCGCGCACCAGTCCAGATAAGGCATTCGCCTTGTCTGATAGTCCGTTGCATTAATCGTTGAAGAATTGGCTTCTTAGTGTTCACGGCTAGTTACCAATGACTGAATCACTGAATTCTCTGCGGACGGGGCGCACGCGGAGCTCACAGCTCTTGCCGTGGCCGTACTGGTTTCCGTAGTCGAAACTCTGATACCAGGCGTAGCCTGAGTCGCCAGCGTGCTGCGTATTGCTCCAGTAGGCTTCCTTTTGGAACTCATCTGGCATGTATGCGAAGAGCATGGCCTGCTCGATGCGATCTGGTAGGTCGCCACCGACGCTTCTTGCCCATTCCATGCCGTCGTTCCAGTTCTTTTTCTTATCATCCGGCAGCAAGAAGGTGTGGCGCATCCGCCCGCTCGGCTCTGTGATCGAGCCAAGGTAGCGTTCTCCCGGCCTTGCGGCTGGTATCGCGCAGGATGGTGTACCCGGCTTACCGAGGTGCCTTTCGAACCAGGCGCGGAACAGTGCAGACGTATCGACGGTGATCTTGGCGCCGTCGAATTCAAGCGTTGTAGTTGCGGACATCGGTGTCTCCTAATGGATGAATGACTGAATAGTTAAATTGGCTGCCTGCGGACGGGGCGCACGCGGAGCTCACAGCTCTTGTAGTAGCCGTACTGGTCTCCGTAGCCGAAATACTGATACCAGGCGTAGTTCGAGCTGCCAGCGTGCTGCGTGCTGGTCCAGTAGGCTTCCGGCTCGAACGCTTCATCACCGCCTTGCTTGAAGGCATCCAGCGTGGTCTGTATGGGAAATTCCGGCGTGTAGGGATATGTTGGCGGCACGGCGCTCAGGTTGATGCCTGAGCGTGCATAGCACCAGTTTTTGTCTGTCGTCGGCTTGAATGCGCGATAGCAGAGTTCGGCTTCGTCCTGGGATGGGATGTAAAAGTCGCTCAGGCCATCGATGGTGAGGTCCATCACTTGCCTGGCAAGTTCGCTACTAGCCTCGGCCATGGCCTGTGTGTTGGCCAGCCCGTCGTTGTACGACTTCGCGCCGGGCACGTCGGGTTCATTATCATGCCAAGCGCCGCTCAGTTCGTGTAGTTTGGATGCCTGGATAATTGCGATTCGCTGGCCGTTGAACATGATCGCGCCGGCGAAGAATCCGCCGGGCATGGGAGTGCCGATCGCGGGAAGTGTAGTAGTGGTGATTGCGTTCATAGTTACCTCCGAATTGATAAATTACTGAATGGTTAAATTGTTACTCTGCGGACGGGGCGCACGCGGAGGGCACAGCTCTTGTTGTCGAGGCTCTGGTCGCCGTCGAGGAAACGCTGATACCAGGCGTTGCATGAGTAGCCAGCGTGCTGCGTATTGCTCCAGTAGGCCTTCTTCTGGAATTCCTCCGGCATGTATTTGTGGAAAAGTGCTTGCTCAGCGCGATCCGGAAGATCGCCCCCAATGTTCTTTGCCAATTCCATCCCGGCGTTCCAGCTTGGCACGACTTCATCTACGGGTAATAAAATGGTGTGTATGGTTTTGCCATCCGGAAGGGTGATGCCGAAGGCGTATTTCTCTCCGTCCTTGAGTTCTGGGAAGGCGAGGATGGTTGGTTTGGTTGGTGCGTTCATGTTGTTGCTCCTTCTTTTTGGTTGGTGGTGAATTAGCGCAAGGTATGGCGTATCACGCCGGGTGCCGGATAGCTGATACCGGGGCGCACCGGGTCTTCCGCCAGGATGCCCTTGTCACGCAGGTTCTGCATGGCCGGTCTCGGCTCCGGTTTTGAAAGTTGCGCAGTTGGAATAAATTCCGAGCTGGGCTGAAGCCCGGTTGCTTTGGCAAAGTCGATCTCGGCTTTTACGCTATTGATGATTACCTGCGCCGTATCGGCGATGGTCTTGGCGCGATCGACTTCCAGTGTCTTATCTTTCAGACCTTTCAGGGTATCGAACAGGGTTGTGCGCAGCGCGCGGATGTCGTTCTGTTGTTCGGGCTGCTGTTCAGGTTGACTGCTCATCTTGCTTGCTCCTTTTGTTGATTTGACGTTGGACGGCGCCGCGCAGCTGGATGAGTTGCGCGACTTCTTTGGGATAGTTGTGAAAACTGTTGCGCCGCATGTTGTCGGCCTGGCTGATGCATTCCAGATTCTCGATGGCGATGTTCTGCTTGTTGCCATCCTTGAATTTGATAATGTGGGCAGACGGAATCTCCCCGTGATGTTCGCGCCACAGCAGGATATGCACACCTACCCAGTCGCGCGGCGGATAGCCGGTGTCAGTGACCTTGCGTTGTAGATAGCCTTCCTTGCTGTAGCGCTCGGTGCCGATCGGCTTCCAGGTGTGCGGCTTCGCGCCTTTCTTGAACTGCGTGGCCTCCATACCAGGATAGCTGATGCCTTTCACGCCCTTGTTGGCCGGGACGTGTCCTTTCGGAAAGCGGTGCAGAACACCCTGCGGATTGTCCCGGCGCAGGCGGCAGGCTTCCGGGCTGTCCATGTATTCCGGCGTCTTCGCCAAGCCCATCCATGCGGCTTTTGAATAAACTCTTGCCACCGGTAGGCCGAGATCGCGGGCGATGGCGTCGGTGCGCTCGTGCGGATAGCGCCGACGGATGGCCTCGACCTGCTGCTCCGTCCAGACCATGCGCGGTGCGCGGATTCCTCGGCTCTTGGTCATGAAATCCTCAATTCTTTGCCGTCTTCCACAATAAACAGGTTGACGTCGCTGAGCCGGTAGCGTCCGCCTGGCCCGCCGCTCACGCAGTAGGCGTCGCTGATCACCTCCACTCTCACTGCGAACGGCAGGCCGTAACCGTTCTCTTGGGCGACCTTGTTCTGGCTGAAATACTTGCTGCTGCGCTTGATCTTTGCGTACAGTTGCTGGCTCATGGTTTCCTCACGATGATGTTATGGCCGTAGCCGTTCCAGCCGCCGGCATAGGTGCAGAGCAGGCCGCTTGGCGTCTGCTGTGAGTGCAGCAGGCGTTCGCCTTGTTGCGCAGTTGGGCATTCGCGCAGGGCGGATTTTTTCCCGGCAGCGAAGGTCATCATGCCGAGGGTGACGCCAAGGCCCAGGCTGATAATCACGACGAGCCATTTCATAGCGTGTCGCGCGCCTTGTTCCATGCCTGGCGCGGGTTGTTGCCTAGCGATCGTTCGATACGGGTGATCAGGCGGCGCATGTTTCCTCCTCGTCGGCAAGATTGCACAGGGGCTTGCAGGTGATGGCGCAGGGCGCATCGAGTTCGGTCATCATGCGGATGCCGATGCAGATCGCGGCGACGGTGCTGTGCGCGATCACGCTGCGCTCGATGCGCTGCCGCAGGCTGATGAGCGTGATCTGGTAGGCGCGGGCGGTCATACCCCCTCCCGTTCAAACCTGTCTATGATCCGGGCGTCTTCGTGCGCATCGCGCCGCGCCTCGAATTCTCCGGCGTGGGCGAGCAGGTGCGCGGCGAATTCGCGGCACTGCTCCGGCGTGATTTCGATTTGCGCATCGATCGGGCCACAGTTGAGCTTGAAAACTGATACGCATTTATCATCACTGCTGATGAAGTGCGACAGTGAAATATTCAGGTCAAACTTCACGCGGCAGTCTTCCAGAAATGTTTTGCGCACGATGTGGGCGTCTGGATTGTGTTTCATGCTGCCACCCGCTCATCGATGACGATGGTGTGGACGCTGAACACTTCTTTCGGCTCTACCGGCAGCAACCCTGCGGCCTGGGTGTTGCTGAAGCGGGCGTACCAGGCGCGCACTTCATCCAGTCCTGCGTCGTCGTCATAGAGTTCGCCGGCGCGCGGGCCGGCCAGCATCCGTGCGAGATCGTGCAGCCGCTCGGCGAGTGCGTCCGCCTCGGCGCGCGCCAGACACGGGCGGCTCGGCCGGATGGTGTCGCCGATGCAGCAGGCGGCGGCCGCGATGGTGCGGGCGGCGTGCATGGCATCGTGGCTGAGGGCTGTGAGCAGTTGGCCGCACAGGGCGCGCAGGTTGGACTGGTGCAGCTCGGCCTCGGCGCGTTCTGCGGACCAAGCGGCGCGCTTGAGCATTTCGATGCAGCCGTGCGCGGCGCTGAGTTCCTTGGCGATGAAATAGGCGTTCATAGTGTCCTCCCGGCTTTGTTCCATGCCTCGATGGGGCCGTGGCCGTTGCGCAAGTAGAGCGCGGCCTTGGCGAGGGTGCGCGTAAACGTCTGCACGCGGATTTCGATGCGGCGGCGCAGGGGTACGTTGCGGCTATTGCGTTTCAAAGCGATTGGCATGGCGGGCTTCCTCCAGTTGGTTGATGGTGCGGCGGTGTGCAATGGCTTGCAGGCGCAGGGCGCGCGCGATGCAGGGCGTGTTCAGCGCGGTGAGCAGGCCGTATCGCAGCCGGCGCAGGTTGGCGGCGCGGTAGGCCGCGCTGAGCTCTTCGGTGGTGACGGTTTGCAGTTCGGTGGCGAGGCTCATGCGGCCTCCGTTACGACAGCATGGAGGTGCTGGGCGGCACCTTGCCGTGGAGCTCGGCGACCAGCGCGTCGCACTCGCTATTGCTGATCGCATCGGCGGTGTTGGCGGCCCATACCGCGCCATACGCAATATCGCGATAGTAGCCATCCGCCACCAGCGCGCGGAAATCGTCCATGCGCTGGTTGACGTGCCCGCGCAGGCGTTCTTTGATCTGCTTTGTTGTTGCCATGGTTGCCTCCGTTGGTTGCCGTTTTTGACGGCGACGGGGTGAAGTATAGAGCTACTAAACTTATAATGTCAAGCAGCACTAAACTTATGGCATAATAAAAACCGCCGGGACGTCCGGCGGTTAAATTTAGGAGGGTGCGATGATTAAATTACTGGATAGAGGATTGGCCCTGATCGGGTTGCAGCGGGTAGCAAAACCGACTGCGCCAAGCAAGGACGGGTTTGCTGCGCTCAAGGAGAAGTGGTTGGTGGAATACCTGGAATTGAACCGCGGCGACCTGGTGTTGCCGCGCAAAGTGGTTTTCGGCGGAACTACCTGCGGGATGTAGTTCCAGACTTGATCGATTTCATGTGCTCGGCCAGTGCAACAAACTGGCCTTGCATCAACTCGCGTTGCTTGTCCGGGATCGCAGGCTCGGTGTCGAGCGTCCGCAGCAATGCCGCCAGCCAGTCTTCTACTACTTCAGGCTGGCTTTTTGAGTGGGTGGAAATCAATCCTTGAAAGAGTCCGGTATCGGCGGGGCCGAGATGGCCTTGTTGTCCCTGAAATCGACCCTGAGCGTCCGGGTCTCTGCGGTCAGCATGTTCACATTGACCCAGACGTAGATCAGGATGCCGTCGCGCGACGTGACGTTGTTGGGAGTGCCGATCAACTGGGTCGCCTCGGTGGTGGTCATGCCAGGCGTGATCTTGCGGGCATCGCTCCACTTGAATGCGGTTCCGGCGCAGCCGGAAATTAAGAGCAGGGCGGCGAGTAAGGTGATTTTGATTTTTGTCATGATTGCTGGACGACGATGGCTTCGGCCTGCTTGAGGAATCGTTGTTTGGCTTGGCTAAGCTGCTTCTGCGATCCGCAGAGCTTATTGGCTGCGCCGTAAAAAGCCAGCCTATAGGGAGCTTCCCTGCCAGTCAGTGAAGAGATGGAGCGGTGCGCATCGGCTTCCGTGGCTTTCACCTGCATAGACATGCCTGCATTCAGGCTGTCGATCGCCTTATAGGCGCCCTTGTCGATGGGCGTGCCCTGATCTTCGCAGAAGCGAAAGATACCCCGCAGCTCCTGCTTGCTCACGGTGCCGTCGGCAGCAGCCAGCCAAGTCAGCGCATTGACTGCCGCTTGGTGCTCTTCTTGGCAAGATGCCAGAGCCGTGCTTAACGCTTCAGCGTGCGCCTTGCGTTCGCGCCTGATGTCGTCTTCGATGTCGCCGATGTCGTCAATCATGCCGCGCGGCGGGGCCGAAGGAATGTTTTTCCCCAGCGCCCCGCACTGCGGGCATTTGTGTTTACCCCATCCCCATGCAATAAAAATAATGGCCGGGATAATGTAAAAGAACGCCAGTACGAGGGCGATGAACTGCGGCATGCTGTAGTTGCGCAACCATGTCTTCATTTGGCCAATGTAGCCGCACGACAGGCAGCGGCGGTTTGTGCTTGCTTTAAGCACGCGCTTGCAGTGTGGGCAGATCGTTGCGCCTGGCAAGACTTCTTTTTGGCAGTTTGGGCATGGGATAAGCCGAATTTTTTCGGCTGGTGCGCCACAGTTCGGGCATGCAGCGGCCTTGTCGCTGATCTCTTTGCCACATTCGCTACAACTGACCATTGCCATTTGTCGCCCTCCTGAGTTCGCGGCAGTGCCGCCGATCTATCATGGCCATTTGAGTCCAGTAATGTCGAATTCGAGAATGCGGCCGCCTTGCTGGAAGAACACCGCTTCAACCTGCAGGCGCTTTGCCTTTTTTGCCGATGAGACAAAGCGGCTGAACCCTTCGAGAAAAAAGTGTGTGGTGCTGTGATCGGCGGGCTTGTTAGCGGTGAAGCGCATCGGCTTGTTATTGTCGAACCGCACCGTGATGGCGCAATCGTCATAGTCGCAGATCAGTTGCCCGCGCTCGATGGTGAAAATGACATCGTTGCCGTACTTTGGGTGTTTACGGATTAGCAGCGTTGCGTATTGTTCGCCCTTGTATGGGAAATTAAGTGTGAACGGCTGGATCGATGTGACAGAGGCAGTCTTGATGCCGCCACGCCCCATCGCGTCAGTTTGGTTTTCGTATTCCCATGCTGCGCAGGTTGGTGATGTGAGTGCCGCAAGAATGGTCACGAAGAGGGTTAGCTTCATGGTGTTCGTTCCTCGATTGATTGAAGTCTAGACTCAGCTGAATCTGGATTTGCAATACTTTATTGGGTGCCGTTGTGTTTGGGTTGTTCAAGGAACGAATTGCTGGTGGCCACCAGAGCGTCTTTTTTGTATTCCGGCATATCCTGCATTGCCATGCAAACAGACATGATCTTGTTGTCTATCTTATCTCCGTTGATCAACCAATCCATCGAAAATTGGAAATGCTTTCTGAGCTCGATCAGCCGGTCGGTCGGGGGAGTAGATGTGTCGCTTTCCCACTGTGAAACCATTCCTTTTGTGACACCACATAGCTCCCCGAATTTTTCACCGGAGAGGCTGTTCCGTTCCCGAAGCTGTCGAATGCGCGCGCCAATACTCATGCCGCTAGTGTAAAGGCGTATTAAACAATTATGGTTTAGAAGTGCTTGACTTTTATTGTTTAGCCGGATTAAACTCGCCATATGGAACTTTCAATTAAAGAAATCGCAAAAGAAGCCGGTGGGGTAGTCGCTTTGTCGTTGGCACTCGGCCTTAGCCGTGGTGCTGTTTCTCAATGGGAGAGGGTGCCACTTGAGCGAGTTAATGATGTGGCGCGGCTTACTGGTATTCCACGCGAAAGGTTGCGTTCCGATATCAGAATTACAGAGGCAGCCTGCGATTGCACCCAACCTCAACCCATGAAGGAGGCCGCTTGATATGAATACGTTAATACCTGAGTGGGACGGAGTGCCGCGCGTCAGTGCGTTGGTGGATTCCGCAGCTTTGCCTGTGTGGTTTTCGGCTAGTGCGCCTTCCCGGTCTGTTGCTCTTGCTGGCGCAGCAGAATCTCTGCGTCCAGAGCAGCTAATGACTCTGTCGCTATATGAATTGCAAGGTTTGCAATGCGGGAGTTCGGGTGTTCTTTTTTGGTTGAAGATAGGCCTGATTTCACGTTGGCTATCAAGTCCATCAATTGTCCCGTTTCCATCTGTCTGGCGGCCGCTGCTGTTAACAGCGCTGTCGCGGCTGCATTCGCTTGAACAAGGTCTTCGAAGAATTGTTTTAGCTGTTCGTCGTTCATGGGTATCCCTTTCGTGATCGGGTGTTGTGTGAGAACTCCATCCTATCACGGCTGCGGATGCCCACTTTTTACTTGGGCCGCTTGATATGAGCGCCTTCACGCCAGAGCAGGAGGCGGCTCTCAAGGCGCAGATATTGGCCGAGTACGGAGGACAGGAGATATATCTGCGAAAGGGTGATTTCGCCTGTGTCAGTTGTGAAAGATGCGTTGTCGGACGATTGCAAATTGTTCTCGCTGGATGGTCAGTGCATCCAGCTCTGTTTTTCCGTCGTTCACGAATACCTGAAATGTGGCGCAGCGCAGGTCGAATTGCTTTTGCACTTCGGCGCGCAGTTCTTCCGGCAACACGGCGAGCAGGCTCGAAAAAGCCTGTGTCAGCGCGACGTTCTGCGCCTTGATGGAGTTGTACTGATCGATGATTAAATCTATTTTTTCTTTTTGGTTCACGGGCATTCCTTTCGTGGTTGGTTGTTGCGTGAGAACCCCATCCTATCACGGCTGCGGATGCCCACTTTTTACCGGGGGCGCGTTGTGATGCCTGTCCTGAGCCTGTCGAATGGGCGCGCCTCCATACAGTCTTCCTCCTCCCAAGGTGAAGTCCGCGCAGCTTCTGTGCGGTTGTGCCATCCCGGTTTGCGCCGGGTGGCATTTTTTTATCGATGTTGATCTGGTTTCGCATGAGGGCAGATTAAAGGGGCGGCAGCAAGGGTTCAACGGTTAATCACAAGGGAGACAAACAAAATGCTGGATCAACTGGATATTGCAATTCACCAAACGGCGCACGATGCGCCCGGCGGCCTTAACGCACTTGCGCGCAAGATGGGCCTTGGCGAGCAAGTGTTGCGCAACAAGGTGTGCCCGACGACAGACACGCACAAGCTGAGCCTTCGCGAGGCGGTGGCGATGATGGATGCGGCGGACGATGATCGCATCCTCGCTGTGCTGGCCGGGATGCGCGGCTACGCGCTGGAGCGTCGCGCGCTGCCGGATGCGCAAAGCATCGTGGCCGCGGTGTTGTCCGCCGATGCCGAGCACGGCGATATCTCGCGTGAGATACAGTCGGCGCTCGCCGACGGTAAGCTGACCGAACCCGAGAAGGCCGCGATTGCCAAGCAGATCCGCGACGCGCACCAGGCGCTCGACGCGCTGAATGCCACCGTGCTGCACGCCCCAACCATCCTCAAACAAGCCTGACCTATGTGTACCCACACAATGCGCGCCACGCGGCTTTCCTATGCGCTGCCGCACCCCTTTCCAGGTGGTGCGGTGTGGGCGGCGATCAAGAGCGGTGCGGCGGCGATCTGAATACCGCGCGGGTGGTGGATTGATGACGGTTGCCGATGCGTTTTCCGGTGACTGCGATCTGTGCGCGGCGGACAAGGGCGTCTACGACTTCGGGCGGGTGTGCTGTTGCGCGAGGTACGTGTGCAGCATTCCGCTCAAGGCGATGCGGCAGGGCTGGATGGAGCGGCTCAAGTCGCGAGTCGATGCGGGTTTTTTCGCGCAACTGGAGCAGGCCATCAGCGTGCGCTGGTCGAATAAAAAAAATAATCAGGGAGTAGGGGATGGCGGAAGCTAAACAGCGCTCGGTGTGGTCGCCGATCTTGCCGGTGCCGGAAGATACTCCGGCGCCACGCTTGCGGCATGGCACGCGCGGCGATCCGTTGCGGGCGTTCATTTATCGCAATACGGAAGGCCAGTTGCTCGGCTACACCGCGCGCTTCATGACTTCATCTGGCGAAGCTATGCATTTGCCGATGACCTGGTGCCACGATCAGGAAGGCATCCGCTGCTGGCGCTGGATTCAGTTCCCGCGATTCCGTCCGGTTTACGGGATCGACCGCCTGCCCGAGCTCGGCGAAACCGGCTGGACGTTCCTGGTGTTCGACGAGCATGAGGCGGAGTGGGGGCAGAAACTGCTAGGCGAATCCATGATGTGGGATTTCATCGCGTGGCCCGGCGGTATCAAGAAAATCGACGAGGTGGATTGGTCTGTTTTGCGTGGCCGGAATATCGTGATCTGGCCGACGCTGTCCAAGGATCGCGTCAAGGTTCGCCGCGATACCAGCGACGGAGGCGCGGTGTTGCCGCGCGAGCAGCAGTCCGGCTGGCGGGCGGCGTTGAAGCTGGAAAAGATATTAATCGGCTTCGGCTGCCATGTAATGGGCATCACCGACCCGTTCAGTGCCGGCGAGTTGCCTGAAGGTTTCGGCCCGGCGATAGCCGGGATGCAGAACTGGGAGTCGAAGCGGCTGGAAGATTGGGTGTGGGCAAATTCTCCGGCCGGAATGGGCTCGGACTTCCAGCAGCGCGTCCGCCAACTCAAAGGGGAGCACATCCCGGCCGATCCGCCGCCCGGTGCGGCGCAGCCTGATCTGCAGCCGAGTGCGGCATGGGAATTTGGGTTGATCAGAAAGAGCGGCGAACTGATGCCGTGCCTGGCGAACGTGCATGACATTCTGGCCAATGCGCCGGAGTGGAAAGGCGTGATCGCATTCGATGAGTTCGCGCAGCGGGTCGTCAAGCTCAAGGCTCCGGTGTATCAGGGAGGCGCGGCTGGCGAGTGGGAGGCGACCGATGATTCACTCACCGCGATGGAGTTGTCGCGCGGCTATAGGTTCGCGCCTTCTTCCCAGTTGATAGCCGAGTCTATAGAGGTGATCGCCAGGGCAAACGGATTCCACCCCGTGCGACGCTGGCTACGCGGGTTGAAGTGGGATGGCGTGACCCGTGTGGATGACTGGCTGGCTGATTTCCTGTGTGTTGAGAAAACGCCCTATTCCATGCGTGTCGCGCGCTGGTATTTGCTGGGGATCATTGCTCGCGTGATGAGGCCGGGTGTCAAGTTCGACTACTGCCTGGTGCTTGAAGGCAAGCAGGGATTGATGAAGAGTAGCGCGTTCGCCGCGCTCGCCGGAGAGTGGTTTAGCGATGCGGACATCAACCTGGACAACAAGGATTCGATGAGCGCCCTGCGCGGCAAATTGATTCACGAATTTGCGGAGCTGGGCTCGTTGGCCAAGCATGAGGCCAGCAAGCAGAAGAGCTTTATTTCCCGGCAGATAGATGAGTATCGTCCGGTGTACGGTCGGCGCGAAATTCGTAGCCCGCGCCAAATTGTTTTCGGTGGCACAACAAACGAGGAGTGGGACTGGAACAAGGACCCGACCGGAGGCCGCCGCTTCTGGCCCGTATCGGTTAAAAACGAAGTGAATATCGATGGGCTTAAGGCCGCGCGCGATCAGCTGTTCGCCGAGGCGCTGGTGCTGTTTGAGGCGGGTGATAAATACTGGCCTGACGCTCAAGAGCAGCGCGAGATATTCGATCCTGAACAACTCAAGCGCGAGCAGCAGGATTCGCTGATCGACGCGCTTCACGATTGGGTGTTCAACCAGCGCAATGATTTCTCCATCGCCACCGCCGCGATGGATGGGCTTGGGTTGGATGCGTCGAAGTTGACGCGAGATCTGCAAACGAGAATCGGCATTTCACTGCGCAAGCTGGGATGCACGAAGGTAGAAAAACGCAACGGTATGACTCGCTTTTGGTACAAGCCGCCACAGAAAACGGCAACGTCGAACAGCAGCATACCCGCGCCAAAACCGGAGGACGATGATGAGCCGTATTAGTCCAAAGGTATGGAAGGTATGGCACAGGTATGGAACCCTGCAAGCCACGCCGTTACTGGATGTTCCATACCTTCCATACCTTCCATACCTACCCACCCGCAGGCGAGCGGGCGCACACCCGCGCATATACGCGCGCGCACGCAACACAATTTACCTATGGAAGGTATGGAAGGTATGGAAGGAACAATGCCAGCAAGGGTTGCAGGGTTCCATACCTCTGCCATACCTCAGAAAGGTTTGGAAATGAGCGGCGCTACGATCAACATCCGCAACAACTTCCCCGCCGTGGCCGCGAAGCTCAATCGCGTGGCTGAAGATGTGGGCAACAAGGCCATGGTGCGCGCACTCAATGCCACGGCTGAGCAGGGCAAGACTCAGATGGCCAGGCAGATCAGCCAGGAGTTTCGCATCTCGGTCAGTGCAGCCAATGACCGGTTGGCTGTTCGCCGCGCTTCTGTGCGCGGCGGCCTGCTGTGCTTCCAGGCATTCCTCGAAGCGACCCGCAAAGGCAAGGGCCGCTCGATGAACATGCGCCCGTTCGTGACAGGAAGCCGGGTGAGCAGGGCATCAGCTAAGCGGCAGGGCAATGCCGCCCTTGCCGGTCAGCTGCAGTTGCAGATCAAGCGCAGCGGCGGTAGGAAGGTGATCCCCGGTGCATTCATCGGCAACGATGGGCGGACGCTGTTCATCCGGACAGGGAAGGGGCGGCTGCCGATCAAGGCGCTCAACACCATCGCCGTGCCGCAGATGTTTATGACCAAGCGCATCCATGGTGTGGTGGTAGATATGCTGATCAGAAAATTCGATGCGAACTTCCATCGCGAATTGAACGTGATACTCAAGGGGTTCGCACGATGATCAACGCTCCCACCCTTTCAAAGGTACTCCCCCAGCTAAACCACACACGGGGCGAAACGAACCCGGAAAAGCGCCAGTTCTGTGATGACATGGAGGGTAAGTAAGTTGCGCATCATGGGTCAGGAGAATATCGCATCTGTCTTCGGCGTGGCCCCGAAGACGATTGTCGAGTGGCAGGAGCAGGGGTTCCCGGTCGCGGTGCGTGGCGGCCCTGGTGTGGCGAGCGAGTTCGAGACTGAGGCCTGCATCGGCTGGCTGATCGACCGTGAGGTGAAGAAGGTTCAGTCGGAGCGGCCGCAGGACAGGCTGGCGCGCGTACAGGCGGACAAGATCGAGATGGAGAACGCCGAGAAGCGGGGGATGTTGATCCCCGCCGACCAGCTGGAGCCGAAGCTCAAGGCCGCCTTCGTGTCTGCCCGCGAGAACTTGCTGGACGCCGTGTCGCGCCTTGCCCGCGAGTTGACTGCGGATCAGCGCGAGCGGGAGGCGATGCTGCAGGCCGAGTTCGAGGCCTTCCTGCATCGCTTGGCCGACTGGGCTCACGCCGATCAGGACGTGGAGGATGACGCCTGATGCAGACGCCTGCAGTCGCCGCCGCTGAAGCCTGGGCAGCCGCTGCCCTCGATGCGCTGCTCGGGCGGATGTTTGCCCAGCTGCGTCCGCGTCCGCCGCTGTCGCCGATCGACTGGGTGGAGAAATACCGCCGCCTGTCTTCGGAAGAAAACCCGGACTTCGCCGGCCCCTTCCGCCTGGAGAACATCCCCGTGCTGCGCGGCGTCCTGGCGGCTTGCGGTCAACCTGGCGTCAAGCGCGTGTGCGGTCAGAAGTCGGCGCAGATCGCGTGGACAGCTGGCGTCGTGTGCACGATGATGGGCTACTACACACACTGGAAACCCTGCGTCCAGGTGGCGATGTTCCCGCGCGAGAAATCGGCCAAAGACTTCGATGCCGAAAAGTTCGCGCCCATGGTGCGGGCCACGCCTGCACTGGCCAAGCGAATACGGCTCAAGAGCCGGAGCGACGGCAACAGCGCCACGCGCAAACACTACCCCGGCGGCCTGCTCAAATTCGTTGCCTCCAACAGCCCGTCCGACGTGAAGTCCACCAGCGCCAGGGTGCGCTATGTCGAGGAACCCGATGACACCAACAAGGACGTGAAAGGGCAGGGCAATTCCATCGCCCTGCTGCGCGAACGCGGCAAGACCATCCGTGACAACTTCGAGCTGATCGGTGGCACGCCCACGGCCAAGGGCGCGAGCGAGATCGAGAAGGAAATGCGCACCACCGACCAGCGCCGCTTCATGGTTGACTGCCACCACTGCGGCGAGCGCCACGAAGTCGAGTGGGATCACGTCACCATTCCCGGCAGCAACTTATCACCCGAGGAGCTGGCCGCACCGGATATCGACGAGCGCCACCCGTCCCGCGAAGTCTACGGCCGTGCACGCCATGAGGATGCCTACTATGCCTGCCCGCACTGCGGCGGCGTGTGGAGCGAGGACGACCGCGTCGCCAACATCCGCCGTGCCGCATCCGTGCCGCCGATGTATGGCTGGGAGCCGACCGCAGAAAGCCCCGACCCCGGCTTCTACCTCAACGAACTGCAGAGCGTTTTCGAAGGCTCGCGCATCCCCGTGCTCGCTGAAAAATTCCTGCGCGCCCAGCACCTGATGGATCAGGGAGACCCGACTGAGATGGTCGCGTTCTGGAACGCCACACGCGGCATGTGCTGGGAGTACAAGGGTGAGCTGCCGGAAGAGGAAGAGCTGCGCACCCGTGCCGAAAAGTACGCCGAGTGGAGTGCGCCGCTGGGCGGCATCGTGCCGCTGATCTCCGTCGACGTGCAGCACGACCGCCTTGCCGTCACCGTCTGGGCGGTGGGGCGAGGCGAAGAGATGTGGCTGGCCTACTGGGGCGAGCTGTACGGCCAGACCGTGGTCGCGCACCAGGGCGCGTGGATCGAGCTCGAACAACTGCTCACGCGTACCGTGCGCCATGCCAGCGGCGCGGCGCTGCCCATCGCCGCCTGCGGCATCGACTGCTCGGACGGACAAACATCGGATGCGGCCTACTCATTCGTGCGCAAGCACAACCGCCATGGCCGACCGGTGCTCGCGCTCAAGGGCGCATCCGATGACGAAGGCCGCGTCGAGATATGGACGCCGCCCAAAGCCATCGACCCAAACCACCGCAGCACCAAGGCCAGCAAGTACGGCGTGCAGATCCACATCGTCGGCGCCGCCAAGGCCAAGGACCTGATCCTCGGTTGGGCCACCGAAAGCGGGCGCGTGCGACTCACCGGCAACGGTGCTGGCCGCATGCACTGGTACGAAAACGTCCGCGCTGACTTTTACGAGCAGCTGCTCTCCGAAATCAAGGTGCCGATGCGCCATAACCCCAAACGCCGCAAGTGGAAGGCGCGCACCGATCGCCGCAACGAAGCGCTCGACTGCACGGTCTACGCGCTCTACCTCTCCCGCCACCTGCGCCTGCACCTGCGCCGTCCCGGCCATTGGAACATCGACGAGATGCGCCTGCGGCAGGGCGCGCTACTGATCGAGGAATCGCCTGTGCCCGCAACGGTGCAGGAAGAGGCGAGCAACGAAGCGCCGGTGCAGACGTCTACGACCGCAGAAGGGGAAGCGGCGCAAACTCTGTCGCAGGAAAGTGCCGACAAGCAGCAGGACGCCTTACCCATGCCGCCGCTCCGTAACGAGGTGCGCAAGCGGGCGCGGGTAAGTTATCAAAGCGGCAATGCAAATGGAGGTGGCTCGTGGCTGTAGACGAAAAACAGATCGATGATAATCCGCTGAACCGCCTGATCGATCGCGCGGTGCAGGCGCAGACGCGGCTGCTGCTGAACTACATCGAAAGCACCCGCGGCCAGATGATGGCCGATGTGGCGCGCATCATTCAGGAAGAGTTTTGCGGCGACCAGCTCTACATCGGCAAGGGCGTCGCCGAAAAGAACCGCGCGCGCGACCTCGCAATCTGGCACGACGCCCAGCCGGTTGCGGCGGGCGGGCATGGTTTGAGCCTGCGCGCGCTCGGCAAAAAATATTATTTCAGCAAGAGCGGCATCGCCAAAGCGCTGGCGAGAATCGAAATAGAGATGAAGAAAGGGGATTGAGATGGCGGATGTAATCGATCAAGGCAGCGAACGCGAGCAGCTCGACCGCGACCTCGCGCTACAGGCGGCGCG